GACTTCGACACCAAGAACGCCAAGGCGCTGTCGTACATGCGCTTCAGCATGGGTGCCGGTGATCCGCGTGGTATCTTTGGCAGCAACGGGCCGTAATAGTCCCGGCGAAACCCTCGAGCACAACCCAACGGAAAATGCTCGAGGGTATCCCTAACTAACCGGAGACTTCTATGGCAAACAGTTTTCTCAAACAGACCCTCGTAGACGGGTCGCGGAACGCGGTGATCAAGTTGACGGGTGTGTTGGACACGAGTGACCTCGGCCAGACCACAGCCGTAGACTTGACCACGCTGTCTCCCGTCCCGTCGACAGTCTACATCGACCATCTCGATTACTCCATCTCGGATCAACTGGAGGTTCAACTCCTATGGGACGCAACTTCCCCCCTCGTGATCTTGCCTATTGCGGGCCGGGGTCGCATGAGCTACGGCAATTTCGGGGGCCTGCAAAACAATGCGGGTGCTGGAAAAACTGGCAACATCCTGATCAAAACAACCGGGTGGGCAAGCGGCACGCAGGTCTTCTCGATTGTGTTGGAACTTGTCAAGCAGGGGGTCTGATCATGGACCAGTTGCCGAAGGAAGAACAAAAAGAGTTAATTCGCCAAGTGCTCAAGGAGACCCTCAAGGACTTCGTGGAGGAGCAGTGGGCGACGTTCGGTAAATGGTCTTTCCGAGGCCTCCTGGCTTTGGTCTTTGCTTTCCTCGTCTATGTGTGGGGTATCTCCCACGGATTCAAGGTGACGCCATGAGCTACAATGCCGCTCTCTACACAGCCGAACGTATCATCGCTACGGCCCTCGTGGATGCAGGGAAACTTGCAGAGGGAGTGGCTCCTAATTCCCGCCAGTTGGCCGATGGCCTCAACCGGCTCAACGACCTCACGGCCCTTTGGCAAACCCAGGGGCTGAAGCTTTTCCTGTGGCAGGATCTGTCGGTGACGCTGACCCAGGGGGTGGCCCAATACACCCTCGGCCCAGCGGGGACGGTTCCGATGGACAAGCCTACCCGGACTTGGCAGGCATATTGGAAGGATGCCCAGACCCCAGGGAATCGTCGCCCGTTGGTGCAGCTGTCCTGGGACGAATGGATGCGGTTGAGCCAGACGGCCCAGCAAGGCACCATCAGCCAGTTCTTCGTGGACAAGCAGGCGCAGACCCTCACCGTGAACGTGTGGCCGACGCCGGACGCTTATACAGCCTCGGGCACCCTCCATTTGCTGATCCAGCGGCAAGCGGCCCCAATGACTCTCCTCAACTCCGCGACAATGTTTCCGGCGGAGTGGTACCTCGCCCTCCGTTGGGGGCTGGCGGACGAATGGTGCACGGGGCAGCCGGATCAGATCGTAGCTCGGTGCAAGGAACGCGCCATGACCTTCCGGCAAGCGTTGGAGGCCTGGGACGTGGAAGATGCCGATACTCGGTTGGAGGTGGATACCTCCCGTGGCTACTCGGCGCGAGGTTTCGTATGACTGAGCCGAAACGCCTCCCCCTCGTGATCGAGCCCGGGAATCGGGACGAAACTTCTGTGCGGGACTCCAAGCTCATCAATGGGTATCTGGAGATTAACGAGGGGGCGAAGGAGATCCATCTCTACAATCGCCCAGGGTTGACATGGGCATATACCCCTGCCGCTTCGGCAGCTGGTCGGGGAGTATATAACTGGAACGGGGTACTCTACGCCATTGTGGGGTCGAGCTTGTATCAATTCGACGGTGTGTCTACATGGACGGCCAAAGGCACCGTGGACACGACCGGGGGCGTGTATACCTTCGACACTACGAAGGGAGCTACCCCCCGCCTCGTCCTCAACAATGGGGTGAAGGCGTACTATTATAGCGACGCAGGCGGGTTTTCCCAAATCACGGACCCGGACTTCCCTACCACCGGCCTGTGCAAGGGGAGCCCATACCTCGACGGCACAACTTACGTGATGACCACAGCTGCCGCGATCCAGGGGTCTGGTCTCAACGACCCAACCTCCTGGGCGGCGGACAACAGTATCCAGGCCTACATCGAATCCGACCTTGGGGTGCGGTTGGCCAAACAGCTGGTCTACATCGTAGCACTGAAGACGAATTCGGTGGAGGTCTTCTATGACGCCGGGAATTCCACCGGGTCACCTCTGGGGCGCGTACCGGGACAAAAGGTGAGTTGGGGCTGCCGCAGTGGGGACAGTGTGCACACCCTGGAGGGGGATTTGTTTTGGCTCAGCCGCACGACCTCAGGTTCTGTGGGCGCGATGATGATGAGCAATGTGAAGGCCGAGCCCATCTCCACCCCCTCGGTGGAAAGGTTACTCCAGGTGGCGGATTACACAACGGTGTACTCCTGGGCGGTACGGGTAGACGGTCACAAGTTCTACGGGGTGACTCTGAAGAATTCCAACCTCACTCTGGTATACGACGCGACCTCGCAGCGTTGGGCGCAGTGGACGGACTCGAATGGGAACTACCTCCCCATTGTGGATTCCACCGTGGGGCTGGACAACCAGCCATTGGTCCAGATGGAAGGCACAGGGCAATTGTTCAAGGTGGACACTACCCGGGCCTACGACACGCTGGACAATGCAGGGACGGTTGGCCTGATTCCAGTGGACATTATCACCCCAAACTTCGACGCGGGCACTACCCGGGGGAAGTATCTCAACCGACTGGAGGTTGTGGGGGATCAGACGCCGGGGAGTGTGCTTCAGATGAGGTTCAATGACAACGATTATGCCCCTGATTCCTGGAGCCCATTCTTCACCCTGGACATGGCGCAGAAACGTCCTCAGCTAGATAGCCTCGGGACGTTCTCTCGTCGAGCTTTCCACTTCCGCCACGTGCAGGCTGCCCCCCTTCGCCTGTCTGCCGTTGAGCTTAACCTGTTGCAGTGCTCGCTATGAGTTCGAATCAGTTCCCCATTCCGCCAACGTATACGCCTCCCTTCGAGTATGACCCTACCACGGGGGAGTCGGATGTAGCTCCAGCGTGGCTACAATGGTTCCTTGATGTAGCGAACACGTTTTCCACGCTCTCTGGGATAGTGACAGGAGCCCACAATTCTCTGTCCGGGCTGCAGGGTGGTACAGCAGGACAGTACTACCATTTGCAAGTTTCCGATTACAACACCCTTCTCGGCGGCGGGGATGCCTCTACCCTGCACAATCACCACAGCCTCACTGCGTTGTCTGGCGTGACGCCTGGGGCGAGCCCCTACAGTGTGCAGAATACAGATCCGGTTCACGACAAGTCCCTCATCATCCAGGGGGGCACGGTATCCCTGTTGGAGTACACCCGTGACAATGCTACATTCATTAACCTGGGCGTGGTGGCAGGGATGTTTGCGGTTTCCCCAGGGGACCGGATTCGCATCACCTACATTGTCGCCCCAACCGTTACCTGGGTCCCGCGATGAAGGCCCGGGAGATTGTGGCGATGATGGCGAGCCCGGAGGGGTTCCCTGTCCCCAAGGAGGTGGTGGTGGAGTTCGCTCTGGGCCAGATCGATAGGGGTGAAGTGGAGGTGTTTCACTATGGCCCCACAGTGTTCACGGTTCACAAGGATACGGGAGAGACCCATATTTACTCCCTGGGCAATCAACACCTCCTTCGGGCCGCGAAAAAGTTTATGGACGAGGTGTGGGGTCGGGTATGGGTACGCTTCTTGGAGGCCCCAATCCTCAACCCCGGGGTGGCGAAGCTTGCTATCCGCCACGGCTGGTACATGGTGGGGGTGAATGGCACCGGCCATATGATCTACCGAATTGAAAGGAGTTGACATGAGCATTGTCAAGAACGTTGTTGGCGGGGTTGCGGGGATACTGCATGACCCCCTGCGCGCGGTAAAGAACATCGGCAAGTTCGAGGGGGATCACATCAGTAATGTCTTCGGGCGTGCCAAGATCGGGCAGTTGATCATGGGGGCCGCCGACCCCTTTGCAGCCCATGTGCAGAACAAACTGTTCGGTACTCACTATAAACCGTTGGTGAGCCAACTTGGCGGAGCTCGGCAGGAAGATTACCGACACGCGGCCTCCCGGGGGATCAACACGGGGCCTTCTCAAACAATGGGCACAATTGCGGATATGCTCGCCATTTACTTTGGTGCGCGAGGCTTGGGTAATGTGGCCGGGAATATCTTCGGCGCGGGGGCAACAACAACCGATGTTGCGGGGGCTGCGGGAGAAGGTGGGGATGCTGCGGCGGGGATCGGTGGCACCGGAGGTGCTGGGACGGTGGATGCCCTGACAGCTTTGGGCGACACCCCTTTCTTGTCGGACCTCGGGAGTTTCGATGTGGGGGGAGCCACAGGAATGGGCGGGATCGACACAGTGGCTGGAGAAGGCTTTGCAACCATTCCATCTGCCCCTGCGTATTCGGTAGTGGACCCCTCCGCGCTTTACGAGGGAGATCTTTTCTCAGGGCTCGGTGGGGATTGGTCCCCCTCCGGGACACTGAGCTCCGACGTGGCGAAGGGGGTTTCGGATATTCCCCGAGTTTCGAATGTAGGGGGTCCTGTTGGGATGGTTCAGTCGGGGATGAAAGGTCTCGGAGTCCTTGGCAACCTCGGGGCGTTGTACACCGGGTTGGAGCAACGCCGGGCAGGGAAAGCCCTCCAGGAAGAAGCGAACATCCGTCGAGGGTACGCGAAGCAACTTCAAGCTTTGGAGGCAGACCCTTCTTCCATTACAAGCACTCCGGGGTATCAAGCAGGTCTTGATGCGATTCAACGTTCGATGGCGGCACAGGGTTACATGGGCTCTGGCAATATGATGGTGGAGATGGCGAAATACGGGCAGGGAATATACGATCAACGGTTCCGCGAACTGTCGTCCCTGGCTTCGGGGGGAGGCGAGTATGCGGCAGCAGCGGCGCAAGCTAAGGCCGGAGGTACCGCGCGCTCTCTTGTGGGTGCCGGTGGCCTGGCCCAAAACATCAGCAACCTGATGAGCATGTGGGGGT